CTGAGGCAGCCTATGACAGCCTCACTGGCGATGACGCCGGAGACGGCGCCGCAGAACCCTCGACCGATGGACGGACGAGGGACAGCATGGGCCGCTTCGCGCCCAAAGACACAGCAGTAGCGAAGCCGGGAGAAGCAGCGCCGCAAGGCACCCAGCCCCGCGAGGATCAAACTACCCAGCCGCCGACCGCTCACCCAGCCCCGCAAGGGAGTAGCAGCGAGCCACCAGCGAACTGGTCAGCCGCCGATCGCGACATGTTTGGCAAGTTGCCGCCGGAGGGACAGCAGTTTGTCCTTCGTCGGCACAGCGAGATGGAAAGCGATTACCAGCGGCGCGTGCAGGCAGTGCGAGGAGCAGCCGAGTTCACGGACGCGCTCACGCCAGTTTTCAGGGATCCTGACATCCAGCGATCCATGCAGCAGTCAGGACTGACGCCCCTTCATGCCATCCATGAATGGGCGGGTTTTCACAAGCGGGGCATGTCCCCCAATGTGAACGACCGGGTCCAGCTGCTGCACGAACTGGCCGTGCGAATGGACATCGACCCAGCCACACTGACCGCGAGCCAGTCGGGAATGCCAGGCCTGAACAAACAGGACCTGGCCGACCCGGCTATCAAATTCTTCGCCGACCATATCGGCAGAACCTCGACCGAAGTGCAGGCCCTGCGCGCCCAGCTGCAATCGATGCAGCAGCGCGCGGCCGCCGAACAAAACGCCGAAGCCTTGCGTGTGACCCGATGGGGCATCGATGCTTTTGCCGATGAGAAGGGACCGGACGGCAACTTGCTGCGACCGGACTTCAACCAACACATCGACCAGATCATCGAGCTATTCCGCATCAATCCGCAGCGGGACATCCGAGAGGCTTATGACACGGCGCGCTGGATGCGGGCTGACACCCGCCAGAAGCTGATTGCCGCCGAGCGCAGCAGCGTGACGCAGCAGCAAGCCAACCAGCGAGCGGCGCAAGCGGTGCGTTCGAACGTGCGCGGCATGACCAGTCCGGTCAGCAAGCCAAGCAACGACGGCGCCCCCAGGGGCCTGCGTGCGACGATCGAGGAAGTTGCCGAGAGGGTCGGCTTCTGATCCCCGCAGGAGCCTCCAATGGCCGAACCGATCACTGGCGTTACCAATCTGGTGGCGACCACCATCATGGACTATCACCGCGAACTAGCCGACAACGTATCCAACAGTAATGCTGTCACGGCCCTTCTGAAGAAAGGCAATAGACAGCGCGTTGTCGAAGGCGGCCGCAGAATAGCAACGCCGCTTACTTACGCTGAGGAGACATTCGCCTGGTATAGCAGCACCGAACTGCTGTCCCGCGCGCTCAAGGAAACCATTTCTGAGGCCGAATACGATCCGGCCAATGCAGTGGCGTCCGTCACACTCAGCGGCCCCGATCTGGCGAAGAACCGTTCCAAAGAACAGATAGTCAATCTGCTGGAAGGGAAAATACAAAACGCCGAAAATACAATGTCCAACAACATCACCAAAGCGATCTACGGTGACGGGAGCGTCGCCAAAAGCTTTGTTGGACTGCAGGCGATGATAACCAACGACGGTCTCGGCACCGTCGGCGGCATCTCTGCCACCGCATGGCCGTTCTGGAAAAACCAGTTCCAGGGCGTTGTCAGGGCCACCGGCCTTCAATACCCGGCCCTGAAAGCCGGCATGAATGCGCTGTGGATGAAGTTGGTGCGCGGCTCGGAAAAGCCGGACCTCATCGTCGCCGACGGCGAGGTCTACAGCACCTACGAAAGCGGGCTCCAGGAAAACCAGCGTTACCAGGAAGTGACGATGGCCAGCCTGGGCTTCGAAGCACTGAAGTACAAGTCTGCGTCGATCGTATTCGATGCGGCAGCTACTGGTATTTCGGGACCGACCGGCGTTGAAAAGCCGGGTGCTTACTACCTCAATACCAAATACTTCAAGTTCGAGATCTACAGTGGCTACAATTTCGAGAGCCTCGATCTTCCGGATCAATCTCCCGACATGGACGCCATCACCAAGCACATCGGGTTCATGGGCTGCCTGACCTTGAGCAACCGCGCCATGCAAGGGCGGCTGTTCCTGTCCGGCACCTGAGATCTCCCTGCCTGGCGGCGCCTAAGCAGGCGCCGCCCTTTTTGAAGGACCGTTACCCATGCCCGAACTGGTCGACGCCCTTATCACCTTCTTCGACGCCTGGCAGGAAACCGGGCCTGGCCCCGATGGACTGCCACTGTTCGAGGAAGTCCTGATGATCCGCCTGGCCAAGCCGCCGCTCACCGAGCGCACGCGCGAGGCCGGCGACTATGACAAGCAACAATTCCGCGAGGCCTACGAGGCCTACCTGAAGCAACGCAGCGGTCGCGAACTCGGCGCCATCAAGGGCTATCCCTTGGTGATGTGGCCGGTGATCGGCCCGGCCGAACTGCAGATGCTGCTGGTGCGCGACATCGTCACGGTCGAGCAGCTGGCCGCCTTCGCCGCCAGCCGCGACGCGCCGCCGGAGATCGCCGACCTCGTCAAGCGCGCCAAGCAGCTGCTCACGCTGCAAGGCAAGGCCGGCAAGTTCGAAGCCATCATCAACGACCTCACCGCGCAGCGCGATGCGATCGGCGAGGAACTGAAGGAAGCCCGCGCGACGATCTCGGCGCAGAACGCGATGATCGGCATGCTGCAAGTGCAGCCGAGACAGGTGGCGTGATGCTGCAGACCGTCAAGGATATCGTCACCCAGGCATCGATCGAACTGGGCATTGCCCAGCGCGCAATCCTTACCATCGTGGCGTCTGACGACCAGGACGTTATCCAGATGATGGCGCTGCTGTCGGCGGTCGCCGACGAGGTGCTGCTCGATGAGCCGTACCGATACACGCTCGGCGACGAACTCTGGGTGCTCGGCTCCGATGGCGTGTCCAAGGCGAAAATCACTTCCGACGATGATGTCATCCAGTTCGACGGGCGCCTCGCCATCGATGGCCTGAAATTCAGGTTCCTGAAGGCCAAGGGCCTCGAGTTCGGCGAGGAAGCACGCGACTTCACCAACCGGCTCAACAAGCTGGCCACCCGTGTCAACGGCCGCGTGCTCGATCTCGACCTCGATGAGGGGCGCGTCATATGAGGCCTGGCGTCTCCCGCTACCTCGACCCCAGGCCTGCCCAGGTCAAGAAGCAGGTCAGCCAGGTCGCGCACATATCGGCGCCGCTCAAGGGCCTGTCGCAGTCGAGCAAGCTGACGCCGGCCGATCCGTTGACGGCTCCCATTCTGACGAATTTCGTGATCGAGGACGATCGCATCCAGGCCCGCGCCGGCTTCACCAGGATAATGACCCATGCCGACGCCAAGCCGATCGAGCATCTGATCCCATACTACGGCCAGAGCCAAAGGCTCGCCGCCGCCACCAACCACAAGATTGTCGATGCCGACAATGGCACCCTGATCAAGGCCGGCTTCACGTCGAACGACTGGCACTGGACCAGTTTCAGCAATCTCGCCGATCGCGACTACACCATCATGGTCAATGGCACCGATGGCGTCTGGTCATGGGACGGCACCAACATCACAACCGATCCCGGCCCGGTTGCCGTCACCAATCTGTCGAAGAGCAATCCCGCCGTCTGCACTGTCGCGTCAGGCGACATCGGCAAGTTCAGCAACGGCATGACCGTGCTGATTGCCGGCGCCGTCGGCACCGGCCTGGTCAACGCCAATGGCTCGCACGTCATCACCAATGTCAATTCGCCGCCCAACACCTTCACCCTGCTCGGCGTCGACACATCGTCCGCAGCCGCAGCGCAGACCACCGGCGTGACGGCGGATCCGCCGGCCACCGGAGGCATCGTCAAGGAAGTCATCACGGTGCCGCCAGGCAATCCCTGGATCGACCCCAACACCTTCAATATCGTCTTGACGCACATGAACCGGCTGTGGTTCGCCGACACGACAAACCTGTGCGTCTTCTACCTGCCGGTCGACCAGAAGGGCACGGTCACCTCGACCGACCTCAAATGGCTGCCGCTCAACGCCGTGTTCCGGCGCGGCGGCCACATCAAGGCGATGTACACCTGGACGCTCGACGGCGGCGCCGGCCTGGATGACCAGCTGGTGCTGTTCTCATCGAATGGCGAGGCCGTGATCTACGGCGGTGTCGATCCCGACGAGGACTTCCGGCTCACCGGAATATTCCGCTTCGACGCGCCGATGTCGAAGCATAGCTGCATCAACTACGGCGGCGATCTGTTCGTGCTGATCTCGACCGGCCTGGTGCCGATGACCACCGTCATCCGCGAAGAGAGCGAGCAGCTGGGCAAAACCGAGAAGAGCGTGCTGTCGCTGTTCCTCGAGCAGTCGGTGCTGCGCGGCGATGCGCCAGGCTGGCAGATCATGCTCAATCCGTCGTCGGGCCGCCTCATCTGCAACATTCCGCAAGGCGCCACCAACAGCTACGCGCAGATGGTCCGGCACATGCCGCGCCCGGTGTGGTCGCGCTGGTCGGA